CCAAGGGATGAACTGGCTCGACAAAGTGATCGCATGGGTTTCACCCGAGACGGGCCTGCGCCGGCTGCGCGCACGGCGCGCCGCCGGCCTGGTGCGCCTGGCCTACGAGGGCGCGCGGACGGACCGCCGCACCGGAGGCTGGGTCACCACCGGCAACTCGGCCAACGCGGAGATTTCAGCAGCGCTTGCGAAGCTGCGCGAACGTTCGCGCGACCTGATCCGCAACAACGCCTACGCGGCGCGCGCCGTGGCCGAGGTCGTGGGCAACGCCATCGGCACGGGCATCACGGCGCAGGCGCGAACAGGCGAGCCGGATCTGGATCGCGCGATCAACGCTGCCTGGGCCGAATGGATTGAGGAGTGCGACGCCGACGGCCAGCTCGACTTCTATGGTCTTCAGGCGCTCATCGCCCGGACGGTGTTTGAAAGCGGCGAGTGCCTGGTGCGCTTCCGGCAGCGCCGCGAAAGCGATGGCCTCACGGTCCCGCTGCAGCTTCAGGTGCTCGAACCCGACTACCTCGACCACACCAAGACGCAGAGGACCGAGACCGGCTACATCATCCAGGGCATCGAGTTCGACCTGGTCGGCCGCCGGATCTTCTACTGGCTCTACGGACAGCATCCGGGCGATGTGGTGCAGACAGGCGTGCGCGGCGGGGCGTCGCTGCAATCGATTCGCGTGCCTGCCTCGGAGGTGCTGCACATCTACCGCAAGGACCGCCCCGGCCAGGTGCGCGGCGTGCCGTGGCTGGCGCCGGTGGTGGTCACGTTGCGCGACCTCGACGAGTACGAGGAAGCTGAACTGGTCCGCAAGAAGATCGAGGCCTGCTTTGCGGCCTTCGTGACGCAGCCGCAAGGGCCGGACGGCCCGCCGATTGCGCCGAGTGTGCCCGATGCAGCCACCGGCAAGCGCGTCGAGAGTTTCGAACCTGGCATGATCGAATACCTGAAGCCCGGCGAGGAGATCACGTTTGCGTCGCCGTCGGCGTCGGCGGGCTACCGGGATTACGTCGCCGCCAAGCAAGCGCAGATCGCTACGGGCTTGCAGCTCACCTACGAGCAGTTGACAGGCGATCTATCGCGGGTCAACTACTCGAGCTACCGCGCCGGGCTGCTCAGTTTCCGCAACGGCATCGAAGGATTCCGCTGGCTGACCTTCATCCCGATGCTGTGCGCGCCGGTCTGGGAGCGGTTTCTCACGGTGGCCTACGCGGCGGGCGTGATCCCCGAGCCCGGGCCGTTTCGCGCCGAGTGGACGCCGCCCGGATTTGGCAGCGTCGATCCGTACAAGGACTCCGTCGCCACGCTGAACCGCCTCCGCACTGGCACACTCACGCTGCGCCAGGCGATTGCCGAGCAGGGCTACGACCCAGACGCGCAGCTGGAGCAGATCGCCCAGATCAACCGGCTGCTCGATGAGCGCGGCATCGTGCTCGACTGCGACCCGCGCCGCGTGACGCAGAGCGGCGCGCAACAGAAGGAGCTTCGGAATGACCCCAACGAGAGAACGGCTGGAAGCGCAGTTTGAGGCGCTCGCTCCAGCCGACCGCGACGAACGCACGGCGACGCTCACCTGGTACACGGGCGCGGCGGTGCGCCGCTACGACGCGCGCGGCCCCTTCGAGATGCGCTTCTCGATGGAGCCGGGCGCGATCCGCATGGGCCGCTTGGCGAGCGGCTCGGCGCCGCTGCTGAACTCCCACCGCGACTTCACCGTCGACGACGTGATCGGCGTGATCACGCGGGCGTGGATCGAGAACGGCCAAGGCAAGGCGGCCGTGCGGTTCTCGAAGCGCGCCGACGTGGATCCGATCTGGCAGGACGTCCAGGACGGCATCCTGCGCAACGCCTCGATGGGTGTGGCAATTCACGCGGTGGAAGATGTCACTCCCCAGGGCGCGAGTGTGCGCCAGGTGCTGGTGACCGACTGGGAGCCCGAAGAAGTCTCGCTCGTGCCCGTCGGCGCCGACCCCGGCGCAGGATTCAGGTTTCAACGGGCAACTGGCCCACAGGAGCAGAAGATGGATGAAACCATCATTACCGCCACGGGCGAAGAGGCCCGTGACGAACTGAAGATCAACCTTGATGCCGAGCGGCAGGCCGCGGCGCTGGCCGAACGCGCGCGCATCCGGGAAATCGAGAAAGTCGGCCGCACGCTCGGCCTCGGTGCAACGCTCATCGCCCAGCATGTCGAAGCCGGCACCTCGGTTGAGGAGTTCCGCAAACTGGCGCTCGACGATGCGGCCAATCGTTCGGGCGAAACCGAGATCCGCAGCGCGGCCGCCGTAGTCACTCGCGACGAGACCGAGACCCGCCGCGCCGGGATCGTGGCGGCGCTCCTGCACCGCTACGATCCGGCGGTCTTCCCCTTGAAGGACGACCTTGGCCGCGACTGGGCCGGGCAGACGCTGCTCGATCTGGCGCGCGAGTGTCTGGAACTCTCCGGCACGCGCACGCGCCGTCTGCCGCGCCATGAGATCGCCAAGCTCGCGCTTTCGACCTCCGACTTCCCCTCGATCCTGGCCGACGTCGCCAACAAGACCCTGCGGCAGGCCTATGAGGCCTACCCGCGCACGTTCCTGCCGTTCTCGCGCCGGCGGTCGGCGGTGGACTTCAAGAACATCAACGCCGTGCAGTTGGGCGAAGCGCCGAGCTTGATGAAGGTCAACGAGAAGGGCGAGTTCACGCACGGCTCGATCGCCGAATCGAAGGAGACCTACAAGCTCGCCACCTACGGGCGGATCGTTTCGATCACCCGCCAGACGATCATCAACGACGACATCAGCGCCTTTACCCGCATCCCGGCTGGCTTCGGCGTGGCGGCGGCGACGCTGGAAAGCGACACGGTGTGGGGCATCATCACCACGAACCCGGCGATGGGCGACGGCGTGACGCTGTTTCACGCGAACCACGCGAACCTCAACACCGGCGCGGGCAGCGCGCTCGCCTTGGCCGGACTGGGGGCGGGCATGGCGGCAATGGCCAAACAGAAGGGGCTCGACGGCGTCACGGTGCTGAACGTGCAGCCGCGCTACCTGGTGGTGCCGGTGGCGTTGCAGTTGACGGCCTTCCAGATGATCGCGCCGAATCTCGCGCCCGCGAAATCGGCGGATCTCGTGCCGGACTACATCCGTGCGCTGACGCCGATCGCCGAACCCCGGCTCGATGCGGCGAGCACCACGGCCTGGTACCTGTTCGCTTCGCCCGACCAGATCGACACGATCGAATACGCCTACCTCGAGGGCCAGGACGGCGTCTACATTGAGACGCGGCAGGGCTTCGACGTCGATGGCGTCGAGATCAAGGCGCGCCTGGACTTCGGGGCCAAGGCGATCGACTGGCGCGGGCTCCAAAAGAACGTGGGCAGCTAACAAGGAGGCTGAACGATGAAGAACTTCATTCAACGTGGAGAGACGCTGACGCTCACCGCGCCCTACGCGGTGAATTCGGGCGGCGGCGCGCTGGTCGGGTCCATTTTCGGCGTGGCCGCAACCGATGTGGCGAGCGGCGAAGACGGCGAGTTCCAGGTGGCCGGAGTTTTCGATCTGGTCCGCGAGACCGGCGCGAGCACTGGCTGGTCGCAGGGCGCGCTGATCTACTGGGACAACACCAACAAGCGTGTCACCAAGACTTCGACCAGCAACAAGCTGATCGGCGTGGCGGCTCGGGCGGCAGCCGATGGCGACGCCACGGGCCGCGTGCGGCTGAACGGGGCGTTTCTCTCCTGATGACGTTCGCCGGTCAGGTGAGCCGCATGGATGAGGCCTGCCTACGGGTCTTTGGGCGGGAGGTTCTCTACCTTCCCGAGGCCGGTGGGCAGACTGTCGTCCGCGCGGTGTTTCAGCCGGTGCGGGAGAGTGAGGAGACTTCGCCGGGTGTCTACGCGGTGCTGTTCGTGCGGCTGGTCGATCTGCCCGGCGTGTCCGTGCGAGGCGACGAGGTGGAGATCGGGAGCGTCCGGTACAAGGTCTTCGATATCGAGGCCGACTCGGAAGGCGCCGCCGTGCTCAAGCTCCGCAAGGCGGGCTG